AAGAAAAATATATACTATTCAGCTAAAGAAGCAACGGATAGACTAGTGGATGCATTAAAATATGCAGTTAGGATTAACAATGGCTAAAAGCCTTATTAACAAGTTGGTTGAAAAACCAAAAAAGAGTGAAGAAAATTTAATCAATAGTCAAGAAATTGTTGATAAGATTAAAGAAGGATATGCTTTACAAAGAAAGTCTTCATTTAAGAAAAGAGATAGTTTCACTCCCTCAACACTGACTTATGGTGCAGGAAAGTGTCCAAGATTTTGGTACTTGTGGTTTGAGGGAAATGAATCAGATGTAAAAACTGATTGGTATTCGGTTGCAAATATGGATAGTGGTACTGATCGTCATGGTCGTATTGAAAAAGCTATGGAGTCTGCAGGTATTTTAGTAACAAATGAAGAGCGTTTGTCTTATCAAGATCCACCAATTTCTGGTAGAACAGATGCAATTATTAAGTGGAATGATATGGATATTCTTACTGAAATTAAAACACTTAATGAAGACTCTTTTCATTATTTAAATGTTAAAGGTGAAGCAAGAAAATATCACGTTGAACAACTTTTAATTTATATGAAGATTCTTAAAAAGAGCTTTGCCTTCCTTGTTTATGAGTCAAAGAATAGTCACGAACTTTCTATGTTCCCTGTAAAGCTTAATGAACATTATAAAAACTTTATTAACTATTTCTTTGATTGGATGAGAGAAGTTAAGAAGGCTTCTGATGATGGTTTGCTTCCTGAAAATCCTTATCGTTCAAACTCCAAGGTTTGTAAGGGTTGTGATTTCGAAACAGTTTGCCGTACAAAGCCAAAGGGTGATATTAAAATAGCTCCAAGGAAAGACCTTGAATAAATTTTGCAAACTATGTGACGAACAGTTTCAGACGAATAATAAGAATCAAATCTATTGCTCTCCTGAGTGTAGAACTACTGCCACTAAAGAAAAAATTATGCAAAGATATAAGGTTTCAAAGGTAAGATCTCGTGCAAGTAAGTCTAGAAAATGTGCTGGTGGATGCGGTATTGAAATTAGTATTTACAACGATGCTGGATTTTGTAATAACTGTATGATGAGCAAAAGAAAACTAGATCAAACACTAAAAGATATAAAAGGATTTTTTGATTATGAGCAAAGCTAGTTGGAAAGATATTGGAAAGCCAAAAAGATTTATTTCTATAGATGCTTCTTCTACTTCTGCTGCCTTTGCCATATTTGAAAATAATGAGTTGGTAAAATTTGGAAAGATTAATTTTACTGGAAAGGATCATTATAGGAAAGCTGGAGATGCTTGTAAAAAACTTACTCCACTATTTAAAGATTTTAATGTTGAAGTAGTTGTAATTGAAAATACTATTTTTGCAAACTCTCCAAAAACATCAATGCAGTTAGCACTTGCACAAGGGGCTATTGTTAGTGCAGCATATATTAATGGCGTAAAAGATATCTATCCTTGTGTACCAGTTGCTTGGCAGAACTGGATTGGCAACAAGGTTCTAACAAAAGAAGAGAAGTTTGAATTAAGAAAACAAACTCCTGGAAAGTCAGAATCTTGGTACAAAGGCAAGGAAAGAGAATTTAGAAAGAATAGAACTATTAGACTTGTTAATATAGAATTTATGACTGATGTAAGTGACAACGATGTTGCAGATGCAATTGCTATTGGGTGGTATGCAACAAACAACTGGAATAAAATAACTAAACTTGACTTATAAAGGATATAATGATACTATGAAAATGTATACTAACGAAAACTGGTTAAGAAAAAGATTTTTGCTAGATAAAAAATCTCCAGAAGATATTGCAAAAGAGTGCGGTGTTTCTGTTGAAACTATCTATGTATATCTTGGCAAGTTTGGATTAAGAAAAAGCAGGAGAAAATAATGGCTGAATACCCATCACAAGCATTTTATGTAAATAAGAATGAAGAAAAGATTAAAAAGATTTTTGAACTTTCTAAAACTGCACCAGCTGGATACAATATTCTTGCTGCTTGTTTAGATATTACAGAAATGTTGTTAGAAAAAAATGTAGCATATGGAAACTCTGCTCTTAATCCTATTCGTATCTTTAGTGATGCAGACGATATGGAGCAGTTGAATGTTCGTATTGATGATAAATTAAATAGAATTAAGAATAAAAAGTTGTATGCAGGTGACAACGATGAAGATGATTTAATTGGATACTTATTACTAAAGAAGGCTAAAAAGCGTGGCTAAAAGAAAAGTCGTTTATAAAGATCGTTTTCAAAGAAAGTATTCAATGATTACTGAAACTGGTCATGAAGTAAATAAGGGTGACTTGATTAAGATTGTTGGAGAGCACGGATCTACCTTTAAGTTCCAATGTTTGGTAAAAAATCCTGAAAATGGTGTAGAATGGATAGACTGCTTTCAAATGCTAAAGGATATGTCTGGACCAACAAGGTCTTTTTATCCAGATAGAGTGAAGGCAATAAAGAAGAGGGGCAAACGTGTCAAGCGAAGCAGCACTAGTTAATCATTTAGACCTTGTAAACAAGGTTGCATCAGAGTACCTAAAAGGCTTAGATGCTTCAGAGATTTCAAAAGCACTAAACATTCCAAGAGTAAAGGTTACAGAGTTACTTACTGACTGGAGAGTCATGGCAGCAAATAACCAAGCTATCCATGCTCGTGCAAAAGAGGCTCTTGCAGGTGCAGACCAGCACTTCTCATCACTTATTAAAAAAGCATATGAAGTTATTGACTCTGCAGACACTACTGCAAATTTAACAGCCAAGACAACATCTATTAAACTTATTGCTGATATTGAAAGCAAAAGACTTGAGATGCTACAAAAAGCAGGTTTGTTAGATAATCAAGAGTTAGCAGATGAACTTTTAGAAACAGAAAGAAAGCAAGAAATACTTATATCAATTCTAAAAGAGGTGACATCTTCTTGTGAGTCCTGTAGACCAAAAGTTCTATCTAAACTGTCTCAGGTTAATGAAGGTGGGGTTGTTGTAATTGACAATTGATATTAGTGAATTTATGGAAGCTCTTGACGAGTCTCCATTTGCAGAAGTTCCAGTAGATGCAAAAACATTTGTTGAGGGTGAAAAGTATTTAAATCAGCCACCACTTTCAGAATATCAATACACACTTGTTGAGTGTATGAGTCAAATCTATAAAGAAAAAGACTTAATTAGATTTATGGGTGAAGAAGCTGGTAAACAGCATTTTAAAAAGTATACAAAAAATGAAATAATTATGCAACTTGGAAAGGGTAGTGGAAAAGACTTCTCTTCGACAGTTGGATGTGCTTATCTAGTTTACAAACTACTATGCTTGAAAGACCCTTCTCGCTACTTTGGTAAGCCAACTAATGATGCTATTGATATTATGAATGTTGCTATTAATGCCCAACAAGCAAAAAATGTTTTCTTTAAAGGATTCAAAACAAAAATTACTGGCTCACCATGGTTTGCAGGAAAATTTGATCCACCAAAAATTGATAGCATAGAATTTGATAAGTCAATTACAGTTTATTCTGGACACTCTGAAAGAGAATCTGCTGAAGGTTTAAACTTAATACTTGCAATCCTTGACGAGATTTCTGGTTTTGCAATGGAGTCTGCAAGTGGAAATGATCAGGCTAAAACTGCTGACAATATTTATAAAGCATTTCGTGGATCTGTAGACTCACGTTTCCCAGACTATGGCAAGGTTGTATTGCTATCCTTTCCTCGTTTTAAAGGTGACTTTATTACAACAAGGTATGAAGATGTAATAGCTGAAAAAGAAACTTTGCTTAGATCACATGAGTTTATAATTAACCCACTACTTTCTGAAGACGATCCAACTAATAAGTTTACTGTTGAGTGGGATGAGGATGTAATTAACTCATACAGAATTCCAGGGGTATTTGCATTAAAAAGACCAACTTGGGAGATTAATCCAACAAGAAATATTGAAGATTTTAAAATAGCGTTCCTTACTGATATGGCTGATGCACAAATGCGTTTTGCTTGTATGCCAACAACTTCTTCAGATGCATTCTTTAAGAATAGAGAAAAGCTATCTATGGCATTTAAAAAAATTAATCCAATTGATGTGTCTAAAAGAATAGAGAATTCCTTTGTTCCAGATCCAGAAACCACATACTTTGTACACGCTGACCTTGCACAAAAGCATGACAAGTGTGCTGTGTCAATTGCACACGTTGATAAATGGGTAAGTGTTCAATCATTTAATAATTATGAACAAATTGTTCCATTCATTGTTGTGGATGCAATTGTTTATTGGGAGCCTAAGAAAGAAGGTCCAGTAGATTTATCAGAAGTCAAGAATTGGATTATTAACTTAAGAAGGTTAGGATTTAACTTAGGTCTTGTTACCTTTGACCGATGGAACTCTTTTGATATTCAAAGAGACTTGACAAGTGTTGGAATTAAAACAGAAACTCTTTCGGTAGCTAAAAAGCATTATGAAGACTTGTCTATGCTTATTTATGAAGAAAGAGTAGTGTTACCACAAATAGATTTATTACTTGAAGAAATGCAAGAACTTAGAATTATGAACAATAATAGAGTAGACCACCCTAGAAAGAAGTCTAAGGACTTAGC